GAAACTCTTGCAAAAATCACTCTTGATACTCTACAAAAATCAAGAGAATTCAGAACTGAGAATAATAGAACAATTCATACTCCTGTAGGAAACTACATTATTGTACATACTCCTACTGAGACGTTTCCTGATGTTTCCACATACGGTTCTGCAAACATCTATGATATTTCAGGCACAAACATTGGAAATCTTAAAGTAAGACAAATTCTTCCTTTAGGCACCACTGTTGATCCACTTGTAAAAAATGGATCTTTTGCTCAATATAAACTTTCTGTATTTGATGTGAGAATCACTTCGGGCTACAAATTTGAGCAAGCATACTCTATTGGATCTTCCGCTGGTAAGATTCTAATAAAGCTCGATGTTTACAAACTTCCTGGTTTGGTATCAACAACTGCAGCAAATGCTGGTCTAACGGGAAATCCAGATACACGATTTGGCAATTTAATTGAATACGGACTTCCCGTTGGTTCAATTGTAGCAGTTGGTGCAGATGCTACAAATCCAATTGAATTTCGAAAAGTCAATACAGTAACAAGCAATCTTGCAGCTACTGTTACTGCAAACTTTACCTATAGCAAATCAAACGTTTCTTATTATGCAGCATATGCTACATTAAAAGAAACAAATAATGCTCGATTGCTTTTCCCACTCGGATTCAATCGAATCAAAACAATAAGAGATGCAAACGGTCTTGTAGATACAAATTATGTCTACATGAGAGAATGTACTGGAGCTGTTTCATCCAATGTAGCAATTTTGACAGCACCTGTAGGATCGGATGAATTCATTTCAACTAATCCATCTGATTATATTGTATTTTCAAGCAGTTCATCTGGTGCACCACTTGCTTCGCCAACCAGCGTATCAGTATCTGGTAACCAGGCTACACTTACTTGGTCCGCACTCTCTAATCAGAATATTAAAGTATTCACACAATTTAGAGATACGAACGCTCCAGAAAAATCAAAAACTTATACACCAAATGCTACATACACATTTGCAGCTTCTGGTGTAAATGCTGCAATGACAAAAGCAGATTTCTGGTTACCAAATGCTGATATTCATTCCATCGTATCAATTGTTGACGGTTCAACCGACGTTACAGATGATTATACATGGGATAATGGACAGAATGATCAATTTTATGATTTAGGAAGAGTTACACTCAAACCGGGAAGAAACATTCCATCTTCAACTGTTACAGTAACATACAATTATTTTGCACATTCATCTGGTACTTATTTTTCAGTAAACAGCTATTCAATTAACCTTATTGAAAACGGAAAGGGATATAAGTACATACCCACCTATATTTCTAAGAGTGATGGAAGAGAATGGGATTTAAGAGATTGCTTAGATTTCCGACCAACAATTAATTCTACTCGTACTGGATTTGCAAATACTTCAAATATTCCAGTAGGTTATGTTTCAGCGGATTTCCAATATTACCTAAATCGAATCGATGTGCTTGCACTCAATTCAAAGGGTGAATTTAAGGTAATCAAGGGAATTCCTGACCTCGATCCGAAAGTACCAAATATTCCATCTGATTCTATGGCTCTTTATCAATTGATGGTAAGAGCTTACACTTTTGATAAATCAGATGTCTTTACAAAGTATATCGAAAACAAACGATATACAATGAGAGATATTGGAAAACTTGAGACAAGAATTGCAAATCTTGAGTACTACACAACGCTTAACCTATTAGAAAAAGAAACAGCTGATCTTGAAATTCTTGATGAAAATGGATTGGATCGCTTTAAGAATGGATTCATTGCAGATCCTTTCAATGGACATGGTGTTGGCGATGTATCTAACCCAGAATATCGATGTTCAATTGATATGCAATTGGGTGAATGCAGACCAATTTTCTCATCAAATTCACTTGGTCTCAAGCCCGAGAATATCTTTAGCGTAGCTAAGACAGGGGATCTTATTACTCTCCCATACACTTCAACAGTGTTTATTTCTCAGCCACTTGCTACAGAATTTATCAATATTAATCCATACAATGTTTTTACATTTTTAGGTCGTATTGAATTGGTTCCTCCTCTTGATGTATGGAAAGACACAAGCTGGCTTCCAGATCTCATTGTAAACCAAGAGGGAAATTACGATGCAATGCTTGCTACAGCAAATGCATATGGTACCGTTTGGGGAGAATGGGAAACGCAATGGACCGGTAAAGAAGTTGATCGCGATGTAAAACGAAGAGTAATCGCTGAAGGTAATAATAAACCTGATAGAGCTCATAAATCAAAATGGCCAGATCTCGTTGAAAGAACTGTGACCACTACAACCACTCTTACTGGAACTTCAACTCGAGAAGGTGTACGCCTAACTGTAACACCAAAAACAGTTGAAACTCCTCTAGGTGATAAAGTTGTCGATGTATCATATATTCCATTCATGCGAAGCATTGATGTACAATTCACTGGTAAAGGATTTAAGCCAGGTACACGGTTATATGCTTTCTTTGATGGAGTAAATGTATCGCAATATTGCTCAGGTGGCACTACATTCAATGGTGGAGCTCTAATCGATTCTGTTCCACTTGTTGCTGATGCTACTGGATTCGTACAAGGCGTATTCAGAATTCCAGGCAATGGAACATTCAAAACTGGTAAGAGACAATTTGTACTTTCTGATAGCACCACAAATTCAGAACTTACTCGTACCACATTCGGTTCAGCAATATTTGAAGCTTCAGGTCTTCTTGAAACAAAGCAAAACACAATCATTTCAACAAGAAATGCTATTGTTACACCAGAAACTGTGCTTGATGATCCTAAAATTGTTAAAGATGTACAAACAACATCAAAGACAACGGTTAAATGGGAAGATCCTCTAGCTCAAAGTTTTCTCATCTCAGAGGAAGGTGGATGCTTTGTATCAAGCGTTGATCTCTTCTTTGTAAGCAAAGATCCTAATATTCCTGTAATTGTCTATATCGCTGAGATGGTGAATGGTTATCCATCACAGAATATTGTACCATTCTCACAAGTTATTGTACCTGCTGCGAATATCAATACCACAACGGTTACAGATGTTACGACTTCTGCGCAATTATTGCCCACAACGATAACATTCCCATCACCTGTATATTTGCAACAAAACTGTGAATATGCACTTGTATTGATTTCCAATTCAAATGCTTACAATGTTGCAATTTGTACTGGAGGAAAACCACAAATTGGTACTGGTGTTCTTACACAAAATCAACCATACCTTGGTACACTTTTTAAGAGCCAAAACTCTTCAACTTGGACAACTCAGCAAGAAAGCGATCTAATGTTCAGAATGCGAAAATGCGTATTCAACACAGATACTGTTGCTCCAGTAAGATTCACAAATGATTCAATCGGCTCAAGACCAATTAATGGAATATCATATCTTAAACCAGTAAGTTCTGGTGCAGCTACAACGAAAGTTAAAGTTGAAATCAAAAATCACGGTTTGAATCCAACAACTGGAAGAATTACGCTCTCAGGTGTCTCTGGAAGTATTGGTGATATTTCAGCAAGTGCTCTAAATGCCACCCACCGGGTGACTTTCGCTGATTTGGATTATGTAGTATTCGAAGTTCCATCAGTTACTCATACTGTAGGAACTGGTGCTTCTGGCACCATCGTACAAGGAAGTGCTTCTGGAATACGAGCAATAACAAATCTTCCATTTGATTCTCTGTATATTAATGCAAGAACAATTACGTTCCCGAAGACAGAATTGAATTTTGGTGTAAAAACCACTGTTGGTGTTCATCCACAAAACACATCTGCACTTTCAACGGAATATGTAACGGATACAGTAACTGTGCCTTGCATGGTAAATCAAACGTTGAATTTCAATACAAGGAAAATGTTTGTATCGGATATCAATAAAACGATAAACGTATCAGAACCGTTAGCATTCAGTTTGATTGCTGAACTTTCATCTGATAATCCAAACATTTCACCAGTTATTGACTGTGCAGGTCTTGCAGCATTTACAATTGAAAATGAAATTGATGCTCCTAGCAAAGATTTTAGATCAGATTTTGATTTGATCACAATTGTCCCTGGAGCTTCAGTTGTAAGAAGTGCGACTGATAGTACACTTTCAGTCGCTACCTCTACTGCATACTTTACTCGAGTACGAGTTGGTCAATATGTAACTATATCTGGTTCTACGGGAAGCGATGGAGATTATCTTGTAACCGATAAAGTTGATAATGGAACAAATCAGATTCTTACAGTTTCTCCTGCTCCAACAACTGCAACTGAATCTATTACAGTAAAACTCAATACTAAGTATATCGATGAAATTTCACCAGATTTAGGATCTTCAAAAGCGAAGTACGTATCAAGAAATTTCGAAATTGCTCAATCTGCAAGCTCAATTCAAATTCGATTTGCAGCATATTGGCCAAACAACTTCGATATTGGAGTCTATTACAAGATTCTTCCAGTATCTGGAAATCGAATTTTCTCTGAGCAAAAATATGTAAAAGCTGTACAATCAGTTGCTCAGGTATATTCAAACGGTCCACTCAATTATCGTGAATATACATACGATATTACGAACTTGGAAGAATTCGTTGCATTGAGTGGAAAAATAGTATTCTGGGGAGTAAATGGAAACGATGTGCCAAAATTGAAAGATTTGAGAATATTGGCACTGACGTAGACGATCAAGATTAAATTCATCTTATAGTCAATATGGATATATTAAACTCCAAATTGAATGCAACTGAATTTAATCTTGACATTTCTATTAATGTTTATGGACGATACTAAATTATTAAAAGTCGAAAACTCCTCTCTTGCACGTGATATCAAAAGCCGTGCAATACTAAATACTAATGACAGAGACCGAGAACTATATCTAGCTCGTAAAAAAGCATTATCTCTCAAAAGCGATCGAATTGATCTTTTAGAGAAAAGAATTCTCAGACTCGAAGAACAGATTGAACTTTTAATAAAGTCGAATAACTCATGAGTTTTACATCATATCCAATTGTAACATTTGGTTCGAATATTGATATTATTCGCCAGGCGCACAATCTGCTTACCACAAATCTTGGCGATATCAATGGATTGCAAACTTCTGTAAAAGACAGTCTTGTCGATGCTATTAATAGCTTAAATGCAGATTTCTCTGCTCTTACAGTTTCTGCATATCCTCCACTTAATAACGAACAGTGGCTTACTGCTAAAATTCAATCAGGCTTTGGAACTCTAAATCTTTTCAAACTTTCATCGACCAACGAATTTATCATTGGTCAGCATATGATTCCTCTTTCAACTGTTACTGATCTTGGAAAAGTCAGTACACCGTGGAGAGTAGGTTATATTTCCACTGTCAATACCACAAAAATTCAAGCAGTATCAAATCTTGAAATTGCTGCTACTAATATACTTACTTTAACTTTCAATGCTTCTCAATTGGTTCTCAGTGAGACGAATCCAGTTCTATTAACTCTTCAAACATCAGGAGAGGGATTGGACATACGATCATTGCAAACCAGATTATATTCTGGAAATTTCCTATGGGATATTACAACCGCAGGACATTTAGAACCGGGCTTAACTCAACAACAAAATATCGGTTCTGCTTCAAAAGAAGTCAATAGAGTATTTACAAAGAATATCACTGCTTCTGGCGATGTAACATTCAATGCAGATGTTATCATGCCAAATGCTGGAGCAGCAATGCCAATTGGTGGTGGATGTTTATGGTTCATGCCAACCATTCCAAATAATTACCTTATAGCAAATGGTCAAGAGGTATCACGAACTACATATTCTGCCTTATTCGCAATATATGGTATAACATTCGGCGCAGGCAATGGAAGTACTACATTTAATCTTCCTGACATGCGAAATCGTGTACCATTCGGTGTACATAATGCACAAACGTCTAATCCTGATGCTTCTGTACCGGGAAGAACTTTTGGTACATTGAATCATACGCATAACGTTTCTCTACCAAGACACTATCATGGTCCTTCAGGATTAATCATTGGAGATCACGTAAATCAAATTACCGGTGGACCTTCTGCTACTCCTACAGCAAGTTTTTCGGGAGAAGCTCTTCCTGGTCACGGTCATGATCTTTCTGCTAATAATGCAAATATTTCAATAGCATCAAGCACTACGGGAATAACAGTAAACGGTAGTTTTACTGGAGTTTATACAGCAAGCGGTGGAGAACATCGACACTCCGTTCCAAATAACTCAGGAAATGCATTCATAGGATCCTCTAATAGATTACGATGTGTTCGTGGTGGAGATAAAAACGAAAGCGGAACCACCGGTCCTGGAGATCTTACTGGAGGAAATGAAGGCGGTCACGGTCACGTAATTGGAGATCCTGGACACGGCCATGGAATTTCAGAGCCAAACGGTGGAGCAGGACACAGTCATGGTGTAAATCAAAGTGCTCACCGTCATACAGTTGTTGATATGAGTGCTGGTACTCCACGTGGAAGCGTTTCGCTTTCAAATACTTTCCATACACATGCGATTCCAACATTAACACACTCAATTGGCGGTACTGTAGGAAATATAACGGGATTCAATGGAGATCAAGATCAAAATCTTATAGCAATAGGAACAGCAAATACGAATCCTCCATCATTCTGCGTACATTTTATCATACGGGCAAAATAATATATGGTTGGAAGCACTTTCAATCCAAGACCTAAATCAATTAATGAAGTAGTTGATTATGTTTTAAAGCGTCTTGGCGTACAACTTTTAGAAATTAATGTAACAGAAGAACAAATTCTGGATCGTGTTGCTGATGCTGTGTCTTATTTTCAAGAGCACCATGCTGACGGTACTTTTGAAGGTTATTTCAAAACAAAAATAGAAGCCACTACGTTAAAGATTTCTCCATCTGTTCCTTCTGCTTCAATTTCTCCTAGTGCTTCTGCTTCTCCGTCGGCAAGCGACAGTCCAAGCAGTTCGTCTTCGATGAGTCCATCTGCTTCTTTATCACCTTCACCGAGTTCATCGCTTTCTCCAAGTTCTTCACCTAGTGCTTCTGCATCACCAAGTGCTCCTAATGTAATAAAAGTTGGTGATACTATTACTTCTGCTACTTGGTCAGCTAAGGTATATTCTGTAAATGATACTCAAACGGAAATTGAGCTTAAAGATTTCTTACCTAAAAGTCCAGATTCTACTGTAGCACAAGGACAAATCATTTGCGTTAATGGAGATGATTATGTTATCGACATTTGTACGCTAGGCACTGCTGAACTTGGATATATAACCATACCTACAAACGTTGAAAGTATTCTATCAGTCGCTCAGCTTCCTGCTTATAACAGCCAGAATCTTGCCGTAGGTAAATGGAATCCAAACAGTACTTGGACAAATCAAATATTCCATTACAAAGGTTCTGGATTAGCAATAAGTTTTTATTTGCAAGAAATAAGAAATGAAACTCTAAGTCAATTGAATACTCTTCAACCTTGGGCTGATTTCAATCGTTATATGAACCGTGCATATTTGAATGCATATGATTATAACAAAAATATTGGAAATTGGATAGTATTCAGAGTTATCACTGCAGTTGATCCTGAAGAATACCCCGAAATGTACGGTGATACTTGGTTCTTACGCTATTGTGTAGAATTGGTAAGAAGACAATGGGGAGAAAATTTGTCTAAATTTGATGAAGTTGCTTTGCTCAATGGAGTCAAAGTCAATGGTGAAAAGATGATGAATTTAGCAGATGCAAGAATCAAAGAATTGGAGGAAGAAATGTTTGCTTCATATAGACTCCCCGATGACTTTTTCTTGGCTTGATAATTTCTTAGTAGACCACTGTTTATTTTTTCTTGCTAAAATTGATTTTTCTCTAAGTTTTTGTTTTGTTTCTTCTGAAAGCTTCCTTCCCCGTTTAGATGCTGCAATTTTTTCTTTTGTTTCTTCTGTCATTTGTCTTTTTGCTATAGACATTTTTAGTTTTGATTCTTCACTAAAAGTTTTTCCTTTATGTGTCTCTGACATTTTTCTTTTAGTATCTTCCGAATGTTTTCGTCCCATAGCTTTTTCTTTAATTTTCTGAATTGTTTTTGGATTCCAGTTTCCTTTTATCCATCCATCTGGAACAGAGTCTAATGGACCAAAGGTTTTTACTTCATGTGTTTCTAAATTGGTGTAATATTTTCTTTCTTTTATTTTCTGTTTTGCCTTATTAGAATGTTTTCTACCTTTGAAGCTAAAATAAAAAGTTCCATTGATATTTCTATTCAACCATCTATCATCATTAAGAACATCAAATTCTCTCTGTTTTTCTTCTTCAAATGAAAGAGCCTCTTTATAATCTTTACATTCTTTTAGTATTTGAAAACTATCAGGTTCGCCATTTTCTTGACGAAAAGCTTTTACATAATCTGATGAAGTAAAATATGATTTCCATAAATCGGATGGATTACACTTTTCAGCATACCGACAACCAATATACCATTTATCAAGTTTTGTCCATCCGATCAAATAAACATAAGGAGTTGTCATGAATTTATTT